GAGTAGTAGAGGGTGTCTGTGTCCTTCGCGAACGCGAACATGCCTTCCGAAACGACAGCGGACAGGGCTGTGTCACGGGCTGCTGTGTCAGCGAATACCATCACCGACTGATCGACGGCGTACCCCTGAAAATCGGTCGCCGTCAACACGTCGCCTGTGCTGAAAACCTTACGTCCTAATCCTGCCATGCCGTGCTCCTAGTAAGAGAAAGTGTTGGTGCCCAACACGCCGTTTGTAGCCGACCCGAGGATGAAGCCGTCCAACACCTTCTCAGCAGTCGATAGTGTAGTCGTCCAACTGGTAGGCGTTATGGAGTGAGCGATTCCTTGCACCGACAGGGTTCGGGTTACGACGCCGCCACCCGGCTGGGTTCTAGTGACTTTGATCGGATCAAAAAAGTCTGTGTCCAACGCTGCCGTGATGCGGGCATCGTTCTCCTCGGTCACATCCAACGTGATTGAAGAGATACGCAACTCGGGGGTTTTGCGGGCCGCAAGGATCGCTGTCGCCTGCTGCAACGCGTCGGCATCCGTGTCCATGAGGAGGCCGGTGCGCGACAGGTCGCGTTGAAAGAACGAAGTTACTGACGCCGAATCAACAACATTCTGCGCGGTGCCGCCTTCCGCTGTGACTGTCACGTCGTTCGCGAGGATTGTTTCATCCAACGCGAAATCGACGCCTTGATACAAGATGTCGGGTGTGCCAGACACATCAGAGAACACAGTTGGGGTGGAGCCGTGCGCTTTCACAATGTCGTTGCGGTCCATGAACTTGGTGACACCCTCAGCGGTAATGAAGAACGCACCCAGTTCGGTGTCCACAACTGTCTGAATGGCGGTGAGTACGTCGCGTGCCGTCCCCGGATCAGACTGACAGGTCGTTAGCCCGTTCGACAGGCTCCGCATAGACGACGGCCAACTGATCTCGTCGAGGATCTCTCCGATGCGAACACCGGTCAGGTCGCCGGAGGCTGCTCCCGCTACTGCGGTCACATCGGTCAGGTTGAGGATGCGGAACGCGTCGGTCGCTGTCACTGTGATCGTTGCAGCGTTTGCGCCGGGTGAGTACCGGTAATCCCATTCTTCGATAAACCCGGAGAACAGGACGTAGGTGGTCCCGTCGTGGGTGCCTTTGATTTGCAACTGGCGCATCGGAAGAATCTCGCCAGCGTAGGTGCCGTTGTCCGGGTCGAACGTGCCATCCAAATCGGTCATCACAATGGTGCATGAACCAGCCTCATGCCTGTCCAATACACGGTCGCGGCCTCGCCTGATTTGCACCGAGTTGACTTTCGATGACACATCCACCGGGGTCGTCGCCGAATCCGACAGGGCACCTGTTCCGAGCGGCGACAGGGCGTCACCCAATACAAGGTTCGGGCCGAACGATGGGCTGGCCTGAAACCTGATAGTCGTCTGAAGTGAAGCAGCGTGGCTCACAGCACCAACTGCTTCCCGGACTTCTGAGCCTGCAACAACCCGCGCCTAATCTGCTCTGTTAGATCCCGCTCCGATGTGACAGACCCTTCGACGTTGACGGTGATGTACGTCGCACCGCCCCGTGGGGTGATTGTTTCCCCGGCGTGGACGTTGACCAGTCCGGCGCTCTTCACGAACCCACCCGCAGCAGCCGACGGGATACCACCGCCACGGCTTCCCGGCCCTCCGATGCTTCCGTAGGTGCTCGGCGTAGCAACCTTCGGCATATACACCGGCATCTCCGGGATGTCGTAGGCGCTTATATTTCCGAGGAACTTTTCCAACGCCGCCGCTTCCTGAATGCCAAGAATCGCATCAGCATTATCATCCACCGTCGCATTTATCAGTGCCTTGAACTCGTCGCCGTCGAGCAGAGCACCACCCGTTTCGGCCACCGCGTCCACAGCCGTCACCACTTCGGCCACCGCTGCCGCGACTTCATCTACCGCTGCCACGATGTCAGCCGCAGCGCCTCCACCGCCACCGCCGCCGGAAGGCTGACCCGTCAACGGGGGCGCGTTTGGAACCTCAATCGGGTTGATGCGAGTCCCGTTGAGAATCGCCATCTCCCGAACCAGCGCGGCGATCGCATCCTTGAACCCATCGACGGCGCTCTTGGCTGAAGCGATGCGAGGTTCCAGCACCGCCAAGTTGGCGCGCATCGTGTCGAACTGCGGGTAAGCGTCACGGGCCGCAGCCGACATGCCCTTCATCTCATTAGCAAGTTCCTTGGAAAGCGGACGCATCCGGCTGATGGCGTCGTTCACCTTGTCGCCCGCTTCGGCTAGGGCGATCTCAGCGTCCCGGACCCCGTACTGCGCGGCGACCAGATCCCAGTTGGCGACCTCCAACTCCTTGTTCAACCGGACCAGTTCGGCGTCTTGGATCGCCGACATGTCCTTCATCCTGTTGGCTTCGTCGCGGGCCTCAGTTTCAGCCTTGGTGACCTCAGCCAACTTTTCTTCCAGCGTGATCAGTTCGGCGTCGATCTCCGCTACCGCTTCGGAGGTGCGCGCTGCCGTGTCCTCAGCCTTGGCTTTGGCTTCGGTGCTCTGCGTCAACTTGTCGCGGGCGACGGCCAACTCCAGCCCGATGCGCTCGGCTTCCTTCTCCATCCGGGCAAGGTCGTCGGTGGCCCGCTCCAACTGGTCGATCGGACGGCGCGCATCCTTGACGGCCTTCGTGTAATCGTCCTGTGCTTCGATCAGGTCAAGGGTCGTTGCCTCACCCGCGTCGAACGCCGCCTGCGTGTCCTCCATTTCATCACGGAGTTTGATGAGGTTCTTCGCCTGCTTGGCGGTGATGTTGGCCTGCGCCGCGTCGGCTGCCGACACGATCCCCAAGTCGATGAGCGCCTGCTCCACCTCAGTGATCGCCGCCTGCTGGGCTGTGAGCGAATCGACCAGACCACGCTGGGTGTCCAATGCTCCTTCGCTCAGTTCAGCCTGTCGTCCTTCCAACTCGGCGACCTGAGCGTTGATGTCGAAGTAGGCCAACTTTTGTGCGTTGAGTTCACGGGTCAGGCCACGCTGGAACTCGCCTTCCTTGGCGAGCAGATCCAACTTGCGGGCCTCGGCGTCCAAGATCTGGTCGTTGAGATCCTCCATCTCGTCGGCCAAATCCTGAACAACGGCCTCCTGTTCTTCCCACGCCCTCGTCGCTTCGGCAATCGCGTCACCTTCACCGGCTGTGACGAGGGCGATCTCATCGACAAGACCCTGCTGTGTTTCGATCGCATCGTTCAGGTCGTTCTGCGCCTGCCACATGCCCCGCAGGGCGTCGAACCCCTCCCGCTCCGCTGCCGCCCGGTCCTTCAAGGCTTGCACGGGTTTCTTCGCCGCCTCAGCCTGAGCCTCCAGAGCCGCTAGGTGAGCCTCGGCGTTCTCCAGCGCCTCCTCCTGCACATAGATGTTGGCTTGGAGGGCGTCCTTCTGGTCCTGTAGCGCACGCTCGGCATCCCGAATCAGTTGTTCCTGTCTGGCCTCCTCAGCGGCAATCGCCCTCGCCGCGTTGAGTTGCTCCTCCTTGCGGAGCACCATCTGGCCTTCCCAATGTGCAGCCCGTGACATGCGACCTTCGGCGTCCGCACCGCCAGCGAACTGCAACATCGCCCGGTCGGCGGTCGCCGCTTCCGCTGACAGGGCAGCGAGTTCACTGGTCGTCAATGCGACCTTTTCGGCTACGTCTTCCATCCCTTCGCCCAACGCTTCGGTAGAATCAAGCAGGAGTGCTGAAGCAGCATCCAGTTCGAGGTACTGGCCGTAGTTGTTGGCAACTGCCTCAGCCTCAGCCTCGGCCGCTTCGGTCGCTGCCTTCGTGGCGTCGATAGCGAGCGTCGCAGCCCTGACGTACTCCTCGTTCGCTTCCAAGCGTTCGATCTCGGCAACCGTGTCCTTGTCGAGGGCCTTGACATAGGCAACTACGTTGTCAGTGTCGTCCAACCACGACTTCGCCAGTTTCTTGTTTTCCTTAGCGAGATTGACATGGGCGTCGGCTGTAGCGTCCATCGACCGCAACAGTTCCTTGAGTTGCTCTCCGGAGAGTTCCCTCGCCCGGATCGCCTCGATGATCGCCTCGCGTTCCTTGCCGACGAACACCGTTGAGTCCCGGATCGCCTTGACGTTCTCCTCTTCCAATCCGATCGTGTTGCTGATCGAACGGGCGAGTTCCTCGTAGTCCTGCTTCCCCTGACTCATCATCGCGTTGTGATGATCCATGTCGCTGACGTAATCGTTGAACGCTCCCCGGACATCCCGGTTGACGACCTCGGCGAGCAGCACGCCCGCGAGGTCCAGTTCACCGAACCCGGCAGCCAAACCGTTTGCTGCATCGTTGGCTTCGGCCGAGGCTTCATTCAGGGCGTCGAGTTGGTCTTTCAGACCTTCGATCTCCCCCCTGAACGTCCCCGCCCGGTCCTCCGCTTTGACCCATGCCTCGCGCAGCGTGTCAGTCCGTTCCTGTGCTTCCTTGGCCCGGTCACTAAAGTGCTTCCACACGGCGAACACCGCCGCACCGACCGCGACTATCGCTGCCAACGGAACGAGGATCGCTGACAGGGAAAGGGTGGTCGCCGCAGCGGTAGCCCCAAGAGTCCCGGTTGCTGTGGCAGCAGCACCGATCGGAGCGACCGACGCGGCAGCAGTAAGCCCGAGAGTCCCCCAAGCGGAAACCAGCGACCCGGCGATCATCAATAACGGACCTGCGGCAGCAACAACCACACCCAATATGACGATGGCTGTCTGCACCGGACCGGGTAACGCCCCGAACGCCTCGGCTATCTTCCCCACCCACTCAGCAACCTTCTGAAGCATTGGCACGACTACCGGCAGGACTGCCGCCCCCAATGTGATCATCGACGCCTTCATCCCGGCCATCGCCTGACTCATCTTGAACTGGGCGGTCTTCTGAACACCGAGGAACGCCTCGTCCAACTTGCCCGTCGAGTCCGCTAGTTCGTCGAACACGACACGGGCCGCGCCGGTCGCCACCCCGGTCAACTGGAGCGCACCGTTGAGGCCACGGATGTCCTCGAACACGTTGGACATCTCCAACCCGTTCGCCTCCAACTTCTCCCGCAGCCCTTGTAGCGCACCGAGCAGGTCCGTCGAGGCCGCAGCCCGCAGTTCGTGCAGGTCGACGCCGATCTCCTCCAACACCTTCTTCGCCATCTGCGACGGCTTGAGAAACGACTTCATCACGCCGCCCAACTGGGTGGCCGACATCGCCGCATCACCGGACGCCCGTGTCAGGAACGCCAGCCCGCCACCGACCTGATCAAACGAGATCCCCAACTCGGCAGCCATCGGGATTAGGCGACCGAACTGTGGTGCGAGGTCCGCAGCGGACGCCTTGCCCTGCTCCACCGTCTTGGCGAGGACATCGGTCGCGTAGGCGGCACCCTCGGCTGACATCCCGTAGCCGTTCATCGCGTTTGTCACAGCATCCGCGACGACCACCGTGTCACCGAGGCCGACCGCTGCGGCTTTGGCCGAATACTCCAACGCAGCAGTAGCCGAGGCGGCATCCAGACCAGCCGAGGTGATGAAGAACATTGCGTCGGCGAGTTCCTTGGGGGCACGCCCCGTTTCCCCGGACAGACCCAGTACGGAACCCTTGAGGGTTTCGACTTCTTTTGCCGACCGACCCACCAGAGTCTCGATTTGGGTCATCGAATACTCGAAATCGGAAGCCATCTTCGCGGCGGCGACCCCCATCCCGACCAGCGGCATCGTGACCTTCATGGTCATCGACTTGCCGACCTTGGTCATGTTCTTGCCCATGCGGTCCATTGACTGCTGGGCGTCGGTCATGCCCTTCTTGAGTTGCGTCGTATCAGCGGTGATTATCGCCTTGACGACGCCTACGACTGCCATGACCTACCGCCTAACCCGCGACCGCGACGACGCTACCTTGCTGTTGTGCGCTGCCTCTTCGTTCTCCAACTTGAACAGGGCAATCCATTCCGTCATCTCAGCCGACGACATGCGACCTAGGAGTTCGCCTACCGTCATGCTGAGTTCACGGGCTAGTCGGAAATAGAATCGTCGCTCAGGGTGTCGCCGTCCTCGCCGGTCAGGGAACCCGAGAAATCTTTTCCCGCGTCGCCCACCGCCTCCTCCGTCAAACCTGATGCTGCCATGCAAGCATTCGCAAGATCGTTGACTACCCGAGCGTTCTTATCGAACAACCATTGCTGGTCGTCGTCCTCGAATGCCCGCTCACCCGAATCCGGGTCGTAACAGGTCTGCGAAATAACGTGCCACCACATGCCGATGATTCGATCAGGGTCGTTGACGCCGCCGACGGTGCCGTCCTCCGACGCCATCTCGGCGACGAACTGGGCACGCGAACGCGCAGTCATGGATCTGATCTCCACGACGACATCCCATTCGGGGATCTCGTGAAGTTCGGCGGTGCCGTCGTCGGCTGCCTGTATTGCTTCTCTGATACTGGACACGATGGTCACTCCTTAGTTGTTGGGATCAGAACGTGGTGCGGGTGACTCCACCTGTGCACTGGAGGTCCAGCGAGAACGTCACTACGTCACCGACTGGGCTGCTGACGGAGTAGTTGGTCAGGATGCATTCCCCGGTGTATTTCACATAGCCGGAGGTGCTGCCCGCCGGGCCGAAGATGAACGTCCGGGTCGCAGGCTCCGTGCCGATGATGTACCCGTCGACCGTGGCATCCCAGATACCACTCACCGAGATAGTGGCATCACGCAGACCCACGAGGTAGGACTTTGAGGTCGATCCGAACGCTGTCGTCTCAGCCGTCTCGACGATCTCAGGGAAGTCGACCGAGACGAGAACATCGGAGATGTCCCGGCTCGTGCCTCCCGTGTCGTCGAGCGAGAAGTTGGTTGCCTTGCCGTGATGGAAGGTTGGCATGTCGTGGTCCTCCTAGAACCTTGCGAATGACACCATGAAGGTGATTGAACCGGATGACCCGGCAGTTGTAGCGGTCGCTCGGACGTACCGGTTCACGGTTCCCGAGCAGACCACCATCTCCGACGTCTTGGCTCCTGCCCCGACAGCGGTGAATGAGATGAGGTCGGCAGCCGACGCGAAGTTGGATGCCGAGTCATGCTGGACTTTGATTGTCGTCGTGCCGCCGCCGATGCTGTTCGTCGGAACGTGGAGCAGCGCGGCCCCGCCTGCCGTGGACGCCGCAGCGCCATCGACACCGGTTAGGGCACCGAGGGCGTTGTAGTCGATGCTCGACGCCGTGGTCAACTGAACACCTGAGGTGATCCCGTAGGTCATCGTCCCGAGAGCGCCGCTGTTGCTGGTGCCTTGGAAGTCGGCGGTGATCGTCGAAACGTCTGCGACCGGGTTCGAGATCGAATAGTTGGTTTCCTGAGTTCTAGCGATCGTGGCCCGGTTGCCGATCGTCCCGCCAGCCTCAGCGATCGTGATGTTCGGTGCGGTCGCCGAGCCAAGGATCGCGTGGAGTTCCTCGTCGGAACCATCGGTGTCGGCAGTCCACATGCCATTCAATGACAGCGTTCCGTCAGCCAGTCCGAGGATGTACGCCTTGGAGGTGTCCGAAAACGAAGTCACCTCTGCCGTCTCGTTGGTCAACGTCACATCGGCGCTGTTGAAGTACGGAGTCATCACGAACTCGTCGAGGTAGACCTCGGTGCCTTTTCCGTGAACGAACGTGGGCATTTACTTACCCCCTGTTTTCTTGGCTGGTGGTGCGGCCTCGAACGCCTCGTTGATATCCGGTGTCGCCGGGTCGTCGGCGATGTAGTGGCCGTTCTCGTCACGGGCACGCTTTGACTTGGAGGCCAGTTCGAGGTATCCGGCTTCGATGCGCCAGTCCTTCTTCCCGGCGGCGATCTCGACTGTCTCGCCCGGCTCGTACCGCTTGCCGTCGACCTCGATGCCGGACAGGCCGTCATCGCCTCCGGTGACTACATACTTCGGCATCCGCACCCCTTTCGTTCGGGCGTCGCGGAGCCGAGCCACCGGCCACACGGGCACCCGGACACGATGGTCACTCTGGTTGCCGTGAATGGTATCACTCAGCGTCCGATGAGTGTTGGAAGCGTTCCGGCCCTATTTCGGCCTGTGAGAAACACCCTTTGACCTGCGTGTTTAGGGAATACCCCGAATATCCTTGCCCCGGCTAGGTTTCTGTGTATACTGACAGCATGGAAACAACGACCAAGGAGACAGCAACCATGAACACTTCAACCAACGAGCAGATCCGAGTCGCCCTCAACGTCGTCAAGGCGATCATGTTCTCAGACAAGATGGTGGAAGCAGTACCCGCCACCCACACCGAGCATGATGTCAGGACAGCGGAAATGGCAATCTCAACCGCAGCGGGCGTCCTCTCCGATCTTCAGCACCTTCTGGAAATGACCGGCTCCCTCGAAGGCGCAGTTGCCCAGATGGGCCAGCAGCGCATCCACGACGACCTCGCCGACAAGCGGGGCGTCGAGGTCGCCAACAACTGCTACGGCCCTCGCCTCTAGCAGTACCTCCCCCGACCCGGACAGCCGGGCACCGAGGCTCACGACCTCGGCGGGGACGACATGGAAACAACAACAACAGAGGAGACCAGCAACATGAAGAAGTCAGACATCACACCGAACACCATCTACCGGGTACGAGGCAGCGAACGCTACGGCACCACGCCAATCGGGTTCGACAAGTTCGTACTCACCGGCGACGAGATCGTCGGAGTCGCTGACGACAGCGGATACTGGGGGCGCGACAAGACGACCAAGCGATACGTCGAGGTCTACCCGATCAACTGGGACAGCCCTCGGTACGACCCCACAGGTCAGTACGTTGCCGCCACCGACACCAAGCAGATCGCCTTCAAGGACATCGACGGCGACTACGGCGAGCAGGGCACCCTCGACGACATCACCGCCGAGCAGCGTGACCGGCTCACCCAAGACATCCAGCGCAACTTGGAGTTCAACGCTCAGGTCGAGGTCAACAAGACCCGGTGGGCCGCTCTCGACACCGCGACCCTCGACCTGCTCAACGTCGGCGAGTACGACCGGCCCGGTTCGTGGAACGAGTTTTCCAACAGCCTGACCTCCGGCTGGGGCAACGAGGGAGCGGGCACCGTCAAGGTCACCCTGACGCTCGACGCCATCGAAACGATAAACGCCCTCCTCGCAACTCAGGCGGTGGCAGCATGAAGCAGTCCAACCTCACCAACCTCGTCATCGACGCCATCCGGCACGGCGACGCTTCAGCCTCAGGCCGCAAATGGCAGGCGTCCTACACCGACGGCATCGTGTCCGTCTACCATTTCAGCACGCACCTGATCGACGTCACCCGAGGCGGCATCGTCACCCCGGTCAACCCCGGCTGGGGATCAACAACCGACCGGTGCGGCATCCGCAAGATCACCGCCGGATACAACGGCCACGAAGGCTCCGTCGGCTACCGGGAACTCTTTGAGGAGGTCGCGTAATGCTCATCATGGTCAAGACCATGCGACAGGTCGACGCTGACGATGGGCTGCTGACCGTCGTCCCGCTGAACGGCGAGCCGTTCCAGTTGGATACCCGAGAGTGCGTCGCCAAGTGGGACGCATACCGTCGGACTCGATACCTCAGCCCTCACACGATCCGAACCTGCTGGGGCACCGACCCGGCCACCGGCCAGCCTCGGGAGATCCCGTGGGCCGACGTCAAGGAGGTCACAGCATGATCGCCGTCCTATACATGACGAACCCGATGTGGCAGTTCATCATCGGCCCGTTCACCCTCATCGGCATCGGCTACTGGCTGCGAGGCGCACTCGACCGATGGGACAGCCGCAGCCCTGTCACACCCGGACCCTATGATTGGAACAACGAGGAGGACCACGGATGAGCGAACCATTGAAGCACCGGGCGATCTGCCACGACGACGAAGGCCGACTGGAGTGCGTCTGCGAACTCCGCAAGGGACTCGACCACCGGCAGGCCGAACTCCTGAGCCGGGCCGAAGCCGACCGCCTCGTGGAACAGAACTCGCTGATCGTTATGGCTGCTGTCATGGGAGCGATGCGGTGAGCGCCCTCAACGGGCAGATGCCCCACACCTACGACCACCAACCCGGTGACGGCTGGTCCTACTCGGTGCTGATCTCCGAACTCCCCCATCACGGTTTCATGGGAGGCGGCAGCCCCAGCGACTATGTGGTCGTCACCGTCTGGCGACCGTTCGACCGGGGTATCGGACGGACCTACGTCATGCAGAAGCACGGGACGCTCACCGACCGATACGTCCAAGAGAAGTTCTGCCACGGACTCGACGACCGGGAAATGATTCACAACATCGCCGACGCGATCCGGCACACACTGGGACGCCCACCACTCGACGAGGAGAACTGGCTGTGACGATCTACCGACGGCTGACGTTCGTCGTCGCCGATATGAACGTCGGCGAGGACGCTGAACTACTGCCTGCCGTCCTCACAACGATGGGGGCCGTCGAGACACCGTTCATCGGCGGGACCGGGATCATGCTCATCGACGTCGACGAGACGCCGCTGTCCCTGTCCGAGATCGAGGTGCCCGTCCCCCTCGCCGCTCAGGTCGAGGTGTTGGAGTTCCCTGAGACGTTCTCCTCAGCCAAGGACAACGACTCCGACCCGTTCGCCTGACCGGGAACCCCGGCGTGGTTCAACCTCTTACACCGAGGGCACCGCAACCGGTACGGGGTCGACACCATCTCGGCTAACAGTTTCTCGCAGCCGACGCACCGAACCCGGAACAGCGTCTCCCGAACTAGCGGGGCGGCACCCTCACCGTAGATGTCGCCCATCTCACAGCGCCTTGACCGCCGTGAAGTTGCACGAGAACAACATCCGTTCCTGATCGTCTCGCATCAAAGCGAACGGCGACTGGGTGGCTTCGATCTTGTAGTACGCGGTCGAGGTCAATGTCTCGTTGATGACCTTCGACAGCGTTTTCATAATGTCGACAGCCAGCGACTGGCAGGTCGAGTACGACGTCGCCCGTGTATGGCACATCAGTCCGGCGTTCTCAATCGGTGGAGCCGAGTTCGCTCCGAACACATCGTCCGGGGCGGTCCCTGCTGTCTCGTAGATAGCGACGCAGGTGTCGGGATCTTCGGGGAGCCGCCCGAGGAACAGGTTGGTGCCGAGCGTCAGCGTCACAGCGGTGACGTTCGCTGCCATGAACGTGCCTACGTCGTCGAGCATCCCCATCAGGTGACCCGCTTGATCGCTGCGATGAGCCGGGGAACGACTGTGGCCTGATGTCGCTTCGCTGGCATCTCCAGATACTTCGCTGCCCGTGTCTGACCGGGGATGCCCGGTCCGGTGCCGGGTGGCTTGGCTGACTTCGCCGGGTGAAAGTAGTCCTCGTTCTCATGCTGGATGAGTGCGTAGGGCGCAGCCGGGCCTCCGTACTCGACCGTCTGCGACATCACCAGATTACTGCCCGCTCCTCCGGCTTTGAGATGCCCGGACCCGGACAGGATGCCGTCCTGAAACGGGACCAGCGCACGAGACTCGTTGAGGATCTCCGTGGCGATCTTGTGGATCTCCTGATTCGCCGCCATCCGAATCCTGATGTCAGCGCCCTTCAGTGTTCGTTTCAGTTCGTTGATGCCCGTGACCTTGACCGGCATTACTTGTTCCCCACATACGCAACGACACCGACCTGACCCAACGGGTCTTTCCGAGTCTCAACCTTGACAAGCGGACGGGTCGCACTCACCGGGGCACCCAACGTGATCTGATCCTCGACGTTCAACGTCAACGACGAATCAGGGATGTAAACCACCCACGCGATCTTCACGAGGTCATCCATGTCACGCTCAGCCTCGTTGGCGCGCCGGATATAGCAGTCGTAGGTCGTTACTGCACCGCTGAACGCCCGCTCGCCGTAGTTGTTGACCGTCGACGTCGTGCGAATATCGGTCGTGTCCGGCGTCATGTTGACCTTCAGGTCCGTCATAAACTGTGCCGACGGCTGCGCCATTACTCAGCCCCCGCCCACAACGGTTTGAGATCCTGCTCGGTGTTGCCGTCCCGAGTGTCGTTGAACTGGCCCTTGTAGAAACCGGGCCGCACCATGTTCGTGTTCGCCCAGTCGAGTTCCTTATCGGAAATCGTGACGCCGCCCGCATACGGGGTCGGGACGCTGCCCTCACGCCCGGCGAGTTCGAGTAGTTCCGTGGCCTGATCCCGGTACGCCTTCGCCTTCTGGCTCATCGACACCTTGAGGTCGCCGACGGACTGGTCAGCGAGCCGCGAGAACTTCGACGCGATCAGTAGGCAGCACCGGTACGCCGCGTTGTAGAGCGCCGTCGTTGCCGTGTCCGACCCGGTGAGTTGGTTGTTGACCCACGCGACCTCGGCGTCGTTGAGGAGTTGATCGTTAGTGTCCGTGTCGCCGCACAGGAACCGGATCGCATCCCTCGCGTTCGCTGCCGGGTCACCGCCGTAGGTCCAAGCCATGTTTCGCTCCTAACGTGCGTCGAGCCGGAGGCCGGGGCGAACCCGACCCCCGGCTCGATGCCGTGTTCTGGAAGTGAGGCTAGTGCTTCACTATGAGGTCACGTTGGACAGGAAGTAGCCCAGAGCCGAGGACACGATCTTGAAGTCGAAAGCGGCTTCAATCTCGATCCGGTCGGCCCGGCGCTCCTCGATGCGGTAACGGCTAATCGCCGCCCCTGCACCAAGTCCCGCCGACACGCCAGTCCAGACCATGTTGTACCCAGCGGAGGGCACCATCAGTCCGGGATTGGCAGGCGTGTAGCAGACCAGCACATCCTTGTCACCGATCTGCGAATAGGAGGCCGAAGCACCCTCCGCAGCGGTGTTGTATGTGCCAGCCATGACCAGTACCCGGTCCACGCCGAACAGTCGGGCGAGGAGATCCTCGGTGACTGACTCCTGCGACGTGTACTTGATCCGGTCCACGATGTCACTGT